GGTGGGGTCAATGCCACAGACGATAGTCTCCATATTGTCATTGCTGGTGTTCAGGACACCACAAGCACACCTGAGGTAGACCCAAACACGGGCAATGACCTAACTGCCTTTGTGCCTGCGGGAAACAATGGCCCAGCAGAGATGCCCTACCTACGCCAGTCCTTCTTCACTGTCTTTGGGGGTGGCCCGAACACGGGCCATGTGGCAAAGCTATGGTCAAGAGCTGTTTACAGGATTGCCCACTGGACGGCAGGTGAGTCCACTGAAAGGAAGGTAGAGCTCCACCGTGTTGGAGTTAGGGTCCGTTGGCAGAATAGGAATCACGGGGCCTCCTTCAGGACTGATGTTAAAGGAGGAACCCCTGGTCTTGATCAGGCAGGGAACACAGTTGCTGTCTTCACAGACTCCCAAAATGTCAAGCACTGGTTCTGGAAGCAATACGCTGGACACCCTGAAGACCTCTATGGGGTCTTTGAAGATGACTTCGGCGTAGGCTATTACTACATCCACAAGATTGACGAGACCCACACCACCTACTCCTCTGGGAATGGTGTTGAAGTCATTGGAGTTGATACGCTCAACCCTATTGAATACCCCATCTGGCACGATAGCATCATCTCAGACGCTGGTGGGGACACTCCTGCTGACATTGTGGCTGGAGGCAAGGGGGTCCTTTGGCACTCCATCGAGTTCATGCAGTTTGATGTGCGACCCGGAGCTCCTACAACCCACTGGCCCAAGGAAGGGCTCTGGTGGTCACCTAGAGGAAATGCTGTGCTCAACACTGCGTCCCCTGGAAACCACACCATCACGGCATCTTAATGGTCACTACAGACGAACAGGTCCAACGCTCCCTAGGGGTGCTTGAAGGCAAACTTAACTCAATCATGGCTTGCTTAGACCGCATCTCAGCGGATCTCTTGGCCCTCAAGGCTGAACATTCAAGCATCTCTGACCGTGTGAGGGTCCTTGAGGATTCCAAGAACAGAGTAGTGGGGGCCGCTGCGGTTGTCTCGTTCTCTGTAGCAGCCCTTTGGCACTTTATCTCTAACCATTAGTCCACCCTATGAAAGACGATGATCCATTCCAGGGGCTCCATGAGGCTCTCATTGAAGAATTGCTGGGCCGTGTAAAGTCTGGCGAGGCTACCCCTTCAGACCTCAATGTTGCCCGTCAGATGCTGAAGGATAACGGGATCATCAGTGCTCCCAATAACAAGCCTATCATCAGGTTAGCAGACCGTATCCCAGCCTTCGATGAAGACACTGTTCCCTCCCGTCCCGCTAAGAAGGCCTGATGAAGTATGACTACCAAGACGAGGCAGTAAGGGACTTCAGGGCCTTCGTCTTCTTGGTCTGGGGGGAGCTAGGGCTACCAGAGCCTACCCCTTGTCAATACGACATCGCCCACTTCCTCCAGCATGGCCCTAGGAGGAGGATGATCCAGGCATTTCGTGGAGTAGGGAAGTCATGGTTAACGGCAACCTATGTGATCTGGAGGCTCTATTGGAATCCCACTGAGAACATCCTGGTGGTTAGTGCCTCTAAGGAAAGAAGTGATGCTTTCTCCATCTTCTGCCAGAGACTCATCAGGGACATCGAATGGTTGACCCCTTTGATGCCTAGGGAAGAGGACGGGCAAAGGAAGTCTATGCTTGCCTTTGATGTAGGTCCCTCTGGTGCCTCCCATGCTCCCTCTGTGAAGTCTGTTGGGATCTCTGGGCAGATGACGGGTTCCCGTGCAGACTGTCTAGTAGCCGATGATGTGGAATCACTAGGCAACTCAGATACCCAACTAAAGAGGGACAAGCTCTCAGAGGTGGTCAAGGAGTTCGATGCCATCTTGAAGCCGGGAGGAGATGTGGTCTACCTCGGAACCCCTCAGACAGAAGAGACCATCTACAAGCATCTTCCAGAGCGTGGGTACTCAGTGAGAGTCTGGCCTGCTAGGTATCCTAGGGAAGACAAGATCCTTAGTTATTCTGGAGTCAACCGTGATCTCAGCCCATACATCCTAGAGAAGGTCCAAGAGGACCCTAGCCTTGAGTGGCAGCCCACGGACCCCCAGAGATTCAATGAACTAGAGTTGATCGAACGGGAGGCTTCCTATGGACGCGCTGGGTTTGCCCTTCAGTTCCAACTCGACACTAGCCTAAGCGATACCGAGAGGTATCCATTGAGAGCCTCTGATCTCATCGTGATGCCACTCGATGCCAACAAGGCCCCAGAGAGGGTCTTATGGACTGGGGATATGTCCCACAGGATCAAAGAGCTTGAGTGTGTCGGCCTAGCAGGAGATGGGTTCCAAAGACCCTTTGCAGTCGATGGGGACTGGCAGCCTTACAAAGGTGCCATAATGAGTGTGGACCCCGCCGGTAGAGGAAAGGACGATACCTCAGTGGCAGTGGTCAAGGAAAGGCTAGGAAAGCTCTACCTGACTGCTTGGGAGAACTTCGCTGGAGGTTACGAAACAGGCACCCTAGAGAAGATCGCTAGGATCGCTAAAGAACAACAAGTGAAGCGAATAGTAGTAGAAAGTAACTTTGGCGATGGAATGTTCAATTCATTGTTGGAGCCAGTTCTTTCCCGTATTTATCCAGTTGAACTGGGAGAAGTTAGACATTCTAAGCAGAAGGAAAGGCGTATTGCTGACACTTTAGAGGGTCCAATTAGTCAGCATTTATTGATTATAGACGAGGCAATCATTGCTAAAGATTACAACTCTAGGCCCGATTTGCCCTTTGAAGATCGATTAAGAAGAATGGGAATCTACCAGTTATCTAGACTTACACGCCAGAAAGGAGCCCTAGTTCACGATGACAAGCTGGATGCCCTGGCAATGGCTGTAGCTGAGTGGCAGGACTCCCTCAAGGTCTCAGAGGACAAGGCCCTAGAGAGGCTAAGAGACAACGAGTGGGACCAAGTGATGTCTCACTTTATGAAGAACCCCTCTGGGGGAGCTCAGGCCAAGACTTGGTTTGACTCCACGATCCGCTGATTCGCTCTAAGGCCCCTTAGCGTCCCTCTAACGCATTTAGATCTAAAGATGACTGTGAACCCGTGTTGAGATCTAAAGTCTCTCAGAGGACCGCACAGAGCCCCTCAGGGGAACACAGACCTGAGGGAGACACTCAAGGGGGAGGAGGGGGAAAGACCCTCTAGGCCCCTAGGAGGGGGTAGGTTACCTAAGTCCTTAGCCAGCAAGGGTTTAGGTTTAACACCGGGCATACGAAGAAGTGAACCGGGGAGGGGGGTAGGGGGGAGGGGCCCACAGAGACAACACCTAAGACACTCTTTAAGATCCTTTAAGATCCTCTCAAGAGAGAATACGAAGATGATCATAAAGAAAAGACATAAAGACAATCCTAAAGATAAGAGAAGGATGTTCTGAAGGAGGGGCGGTAGCCCCGACTGAAGAAGCCTTTAGGAGACTAAAGTTACTTAAAGAGTCTTAGGGTTACTTAAGAGGGACCTAGTAGGTCTTGAAGTAGGCTCAAACGGGTATCCAGAAGATGTCCAAAGGCTGGCCTAGTCGGCCAGGTGGACCCTAGAGACCCTAAGGAGGCCCCAAGGAGGCCGAAAGCCGTACAGGATACCTGAGGAGCCCTGAGAAGCCCTCTGGTGGACTTGGATACTAAAGGTGATCTAGGATGCCTGTGGAGCTAGAAGCTGTTAGAGGGCCGTTTAGGGGTGTCTGGGTGGAACTGGTAGTTTTGGGGGAGATTTCTGAGCACCCGATTATCGTATGGAGCATTCCTGTTGGCCCCCGTGGGGGGGTTCGGGTTCTGTTCGGTATCTATTATGGGCCCCTAGGGGGCTAGAATGCACTCTCTATCATTCTCTATCATTTCACGCTATAGGGGAAAGAGCGCCCCGCCCCCTAAGTCCTTGCTGGCACTCAGTTCATGGAGTCTCTATAGAATATATGGGATGAACAAGGGGGAACCATGATCCGGCCCGATGATCTGTCTGGTCTGTCTCTGTCTCTTTTATTTGGTTTTCGCAGGTTTTCCCAATATTGTA